CTACACGGTATCGGTCAATGCCCAAATACTTTTCACGCTCTTGCTCCGTAAAGTTTTTAGACTGCTCATACGTTGGCATATTGCAGTTATACCCGCCCAACATATCACGGCCTTCATCCTTTGCGTATTGCAGCAAGATAGATTTATTAACCAGTCCTTGTTCACCCCAGTGTTGATACTGTATGTGATTACTTAATGCTCTTAGCCTCACGCCCTCTTTTGCATAGACGCGATCACCGACAGGCGTATTCAAAAAGAATGCACCCAAGGGGATTTGCACCCCATTAGCGTCTTCACCCTGTGAATTTATCTTCAGAGTTGGGATGCTTGGTCCTTTGCTACCTGTTTGTGCAGCGCCCAGTGTTGAGGCAATATCTGCAAGGCTCAGGTCACCTTCTCTAAGAACTAAATCAGTCATTCATGTTTCCTTAAAAGTGAGCTTTCATTGTACCCTAATTAGGTGGCGTAAGTCAACTCTAATTCGTGTTGATCCAGCCAATTAATTCCGGCACTAATTTCGATGTCGAATGGAACAACTGACTTGTAGTTGAACCTCTTTTCCATCTCTTCATCTATCCCCGTCATGGCGATATGTAGTAGTTCTTTTACCTTTTCTAACTCGTCCTTGTGGCAATCAACCACGATACTGTCATGCACTGTTAAGATTAATTTACTCTTAAGTTTGTTCTCTCTGAACAGCCTTAGAGCGCGGATACAGGCCAATGGTACACAGTCTCCTGTGGCAAAGCCTTGTATGGGATAATTAACGATCTGCGTGGCATTTGTTACCCTACCATTTCTGGTACGAACAACATTAGGCCAGAAGTACTGCCGCCCACTAGGAACTTGAACAATACCATTCTTAAGACCCCCCGTCATTAGACGGTCTTGGTAGCTCCTAAGACCCTCGTAGATGTTAAAGAACTCAGCGAAGTATGTCTGTACGTGTGGTGGCTCTAAAGCACCCTGACCGCCATATAATGGAGCGAAAGAGTACTGCTTTGCTGCCTGTCTAGCATCCTTACTGACCTCAGAGGGATCACACTGATTAATAATGGAAGCAGTCTGCTTGTGGATGTCCTTTCCCTCAAGAATATCAGCAATAATCTGACTATCCCTACTTAATTCCCCAGCCATTCTAAATTCTAGGCCAGAGAAGTCTGCCTCAACCACCAGACCGTCATCTTTAAACCTAGACACGATAGCCTTCCGCACGGGAAAGCCTCTCTTGGGCTGGTTTTGTAGATTGGGATTACTACTACTTAATCTACCAGTGGCAGTGATACACTGATTGAAGTTAGCGTGTAGAAGCCCTGTAGACCGCGTACCTAGTTGTATTCCTTTAACGAAACTATCAAGGTAGGTGCTAATAGCATTCAGGCGACTGATCTTGGTCAAGAACTCTACCGCAACAGCGTTACCCTTGCCCTCAGCCTGTTGTACAAGCACCTTAATAGTATTCTTGTCAGTCTTAAAGCCGTTGATAGAAGCATAATAAGGTGACTTAGGCGTCATCTTTAGCCCAGCAGTCTCACCAGTGGCTACATAGATAGCACCAGCACCTGAACAGGTCTTACACTTGGTCCTGTTCTTATATGGCTCACCCTGAACCCTATACTTCTTGCCCATCTTAGTCTTAGTGACTTGCTTATACTTCTGTATTGATCCTCTACCATTACAGTCTGGACACTTTCGAGCCACAGTCTTTTGAACGACAGCCGTAGTTGATCTAACAGCAGCAGAGAACTCCCGTGGCTTCATGCGCGGCGGCATCAAAGACTTACCCGCAGCATTTGTACCAATGTTGAACGTCTGTTGGTGGGCGTCTCTATTAATTACCTCACGCGAGTAGACCACCTTAGTCATGTCTGCACCACTATTTAAATTAATAGGAGTGTCGCCCATGACTTCTTCAACTATCTCGTACAGCCGCTTAGTCAGTTCGTTCTTCTCAGTCTCAAACTGTAGCTCAACCTCTTCAAGAGTATCCAGATCAATAGCTGTACCATTACGCTCAATCTCCACCAAGAACATGAGCATCTCGTTCATCAGATCGACTACAGGAATAAGCGACTTATTCTCTTCCTTCTCGTAATCTTCCATCTGGGCAACGTACAACTCAGCAGTGGTGCGAATATCAGCTTCAAGGTATTCCAGCATAGTGCCAACAGGCATCTCTTCAAAGCCAGTACCAGACTTGAACAGTTCATCTACAAGATCAGACTTCTTGAGGTTCTCTAGCTTACGCCGGATTCCACATTCCTTGAGCGACAGTGGACGCCTCTGCCCTTTGGACAGTAGATATTCGCCTATCATAGTGCAGTAAACACTGTCAGGGATACGGAAGCCCATCTCTAGGAGCCAGATAACATCAAACTTTGCATTGTGGCACACAAGCATAGACGCCTGATCCAAGGCATCCTGAAGCATCTCATGCTCGTCAGGCTCTATAACGTCATGGTGAAAGTATACATCCATATTGACAGTCATTTCACCGTCAAAGTTCAGGAACCCATAACCCGCAGCAACACACTTGTTTATTTTATTAAACGGGCTGTTGTCTATCTTTCCCTCGTATCTCTCGACACTGGTTTCAAGATCAAGAATTAAGATACTACTCATCTTCTTCATCTCCATTCCAGTAAACGACTGTGCTTACTTTGCATTCAGAGCAGCTAAACGTGGAGTAGAAATCATATACATCATCGTCATGGTCGCCGCCCCAGATCATGGGTTTATTACAGCTTGGACATACATAATTCTCATACGACATAGCGGCTCACTTCTGGCTCCATCATGCACGGGATAGTGCCATGATAGCCGGATAGCTTATTCTTCATTACTGTCAGGAAACGGCTGTTGTCTGGTCCGTCTTCCTCACCGCTATTCAATTTACCTATACCAATGATAAGGTCAGCTTCAGCAGCCTTACCAACACGACTGCCTTCCATCATAGTCATGGTCAGTCTTGTGCGGTTCTCAGCTTCAGCAGAAGCCTGTGATATACCAATCAATGCACAATCGTGCTTCTTAGCCGTTTCCCGCAGCCGTCTGTACAGTTCCCGTAACCTCTCATGCCCAGCATTAAAGTTACCAGCAACAGCCAACTTGTCTGCCTGATCTACTATAACAATGTCAGGGTTTACCTTGGCTATGTAGCTTTCCATCTTCTGGATATCCCATTCTTGGACATCCTTCATAATCAGATTGTCTTTTATACCAGAGTAACGGGCAACCGCAGCAACAGGGTCAAATTCTATTTCTGGGCGCGTAAGACCAGTATAGGATTGTATGGCGCGTAACTTAGTACGCTTGGTGCTTTCTTCATTGCCCAAGTACAATACCTTAGCACCTTGCTGGCAGAATCCCCCCGGTGCAGCACACAGAGACACGATGAAAGCAGACTTCCCTGTCTCAGGACAGGCAAACACTACAGCAAATTCACCAGCACCTATTCCATATACGTGACGGCTCAGGGTTTCGATATTGAACTGCCATCTGTTTTCATCTGATGTAACAGCCAATAGCTCGTAGATATCATCCGTTGTTGGCTCACCAAAATCATCTGGTAGGTAGCCCTCAGCTACACGATCCAGAAGCATATTAAGTTCATCCATTGCCTCTATCGTACCTTCAGACATACGGATGCCCAGATTGGCAATGTCTAAGCCAACGTGCTGACGCCATAGGTTCTCTATGACATCCTTGGCAATCTCAGGCTTTATGTCTTCAGCATTGGCAGTGGCATTGATTGTATCTTCAATCTCCGCAGTCCATGCAGCGGTAGATGTAGGGTTGTTAGACTTCCAGAAAGCAAACAACTCCAATGGAGTGATGTCTTGAGCAAACTTATCGTGCGAGGCAATGATTGTCTCGTACAGTTCTTTCAGACTATCCTCGAATAGTGATGCGCGTAGCTTGGCCTTGTTTTGTTCAAAGAAATCGAACTTCAAACAGTTCTTAAGGAGAGAATGGTCCATTTAGTAAATCCTATAGTTGGCACTTTATAGAGTGTTAAGTGTAACATCGTCAAGGATTAAAAAAAAGCCCCCATCAGTATGGGAGCTTAAAAATTTTGAATAAAAAAACTATACGTTTGGTTAGTTGCTGCGAAACTTCATCTTGGAGATGTCAGGAGCAGCGTTGCCGCGTCTTTCCCGCATTTCAATCTGATAATGCACCACTCTCTTGTTGCCAGATATTAAATTCTTAATGGCATCTTCTAGCTTGGCTTCTTCTTCAGCAGCTTCTCTGAAGCCGCCATCTACATCGTAGTCCAATAGGCAAATTGCTCTTACCTTCATGCACCTATTCCTTATAATAAATTAATTAAAAAAATGAGTTAAGTATTTTAATTAACTTGAGTAGGTGGGCCAGTAGGGAGGCGAACACCATTGGTAACACGCACTCCAAAAAACCCAATGTGAAAATTACTCTGCACATTAGTCTCCTTTAATCAATGTTTCAATTTGGTCAGTACTCATATTCTTTAAGTCCACATTGGTTAATCTAACCTTAAGGCTTTTATCAACTTTCC